TGCACAACAGCAGCGTGACCGCGCCGCCTGCAACGATCCAACCCGTCAAAGAAAAGACGGACATTTTCATTTTTCAACCCTTTTCTCCGGATACATAGAGTTGACCACGAAGGAGACCACTTGGTCATCGATTTGTGATTCGGTCGATTCGGCGTAGGCGGTCAAAAGATCGATCACCAGTTTTTTGACCCCTTCCGATTGCAAGAACCGAAACAGGATTGGGCGGATCAGAAGCAGCATGGTCAGGCCTGATCGTTACCCTTAAAGCGTAGCTCTGTTGCGCTATGGCAGAAACACCGCAAACCAAAACGGAAGAGCAGGAAGAACACGGCAGCGGACGCCTTGGCGATTTTGTCCGGATCACGATCATGTTGTGGGCCATGGGCATCATCACGGCCAACTATTTGGGATACTTCAAAGGCTCGATTGACGTGACTTTCAGCGCATCGTTGTTGAGTTCCACGGCAGCCAGCTACGGCCTGACGATGAACCGATTGGGGAAGAAGAAAAAGGAAGAGAGCGTTATCGTTGATAACAGCAAAACCAACGCAGGCATCAAATGACCCGCGCACTTTTTGTATTGGGCATCACTTTGTTGGCTGCCCCGGCACACGCTCAGATCACTCACCGGCTCGTTCAGAGCGCCCAGATTTCGGTGGATCAGGCTTACAGCTCCGCCAAGCGGATCGGCTCCACCTACAGCGCCTCAGGCACAAACGTCACGCCCAGCGTCACCGACGGGGGCACTACAACCAGCGGCGCTATTGGTGGCCTGAACCTTGGCAGCTTGACCAGTGGCGTGCCTGCCATGGTTGACACCGACTATGCGGTCACTACCGCCGGTTCGGCTTTCTCGTTTAGTGAGTCGGCTGTGATCGGCGACACGATCAGCGCGGCCACCGAGGTGACCACCTCAACCGGCAACGTTGACGACCTGCCGACATACGGCGAAGTCGTAACGGGTTCGGGAGGAGTGAAGTCGGGCTTAGCGGCCACCAACCTGAGCAGCGGAATCATGACGGTGACCGCAGGCGGAGCGGGCACCAGTGCGATCCTCAGCAACAGCATGGAGATCGAGATTGACTAGGGCCTGGCTGCTGGTTTTGCTGCTGCCTAGCCCAGGGCTCACAGCGCCGTTGGTGCCCCAGTTCACCCAGGGGCAGCTCAATTCTCGCTCTGAGTCTCAAACGGTGATAACTGAGCAGATCACCAGCTACAACTACCGGACTGGCTACAGCTATTCAGCAGCGGGCCACAACGTCGAAACGGTGGGTGATGTGCCGATCTCACCCGAAGCCACCGTCACCAACAACCAGACCGTCGGCGGCGTCAGCTTTTCCTGGACTAGCCCCAAACTTGAAACCAAACCCCAATGGCAAGTCGTCAACCCTGGCGCAAGTTGGAGCATCACAGAGTCGTTCCTAGCTCCGGGCCTCGATGCCGTCACGAATGTGACCAGAACCATCCAGACGACCACCACCACCGAATCGCAATCGGTGTTCTCTCAGTAGCCCTCGCCCTGGGCGGGCCTGCACAGGCGAACACAACGGTGGCAAACCCGCAAAGCACGAGCACCGGGCAAGCGACTGTGAACGCCTACCAGATGATGACGGGACCGCACCCGGTTTACCGGATGTCACAGGGCATCCAGTGCCCAGGCCCCACCCTTACGGTGTCGCCCTTCGTCACTGGAGCCAGAAACTGGGATCTGCCCTTTGAGTCTGTGACCCGCACGCCGGTTTATTCAACAGCAGACGCCGACGACAACGGCGAACCGGACAACCCAGGCAAGGTGCTGTATTACTCAGAGCTGCCACGCTTTGAGAAGGACCGCCGATCGCTGAACTACGGCATCACGGCCACCTTCTCGGTGCCGTTGGATAACAGGCTTGCGGATCAGTGCCGCCGAGCTGTAAACACAAACATCAGGCTCCAAGAGCAACTGCTAGCCACCAAGCGCCTAGAGCACGAATTATTCAGGGCCAAGCAATGCGGCGAGCTAGCCAAAGCTGGCGTGCAATTCACCGGCCGCATGTCGGTCGTCTGCAGTGACCTGATCGTGACCGTGCCGCCGGTCGAGATGGTGCCCCACACGCACGCTATTTCCGCGCCTTCCGCTGCGCCTGCCTCCGGAGAAAAGTAGAAGGCCGCGCCTCCTTCTTACGGGTCACAATCTCCTTCGCCTTAGTCAGCAGCTTTTTGACAATGGGCTTGATGATCCGCACCAAAAACGGCGTGCTCAATGCAGCTGTGGTGGCCACCACGGCAATGCCTGCGGTCTGCGCTGCCTCGTAGGGCGACGGCACCGCCTTGATCAGCTGCTCTGTCACCGGCACGTTTCGATAAACCTCTTTACAGACACCATCGACCAGCTCGTAAGACTCCAGGATCTTGCGGCCATTGGGTGACAAGGTGCCCACCTCTGTGGCATCAGCTGGCGGACACTTCACCTCCGGCGGTGGCTTTTTTTCTGGCGGTAGTTTCGGCTTGGTCTTTTGCCCTGCTGGTGGTTGCTCCTGCTGCTGGTTCTGTGCAGGCGTTGGCTCGATGATCTGCAGTTTTTTTGGATCCCAATCCAACGGCGTGAAGCTGGGCAACTGGCCTTCTGGGCAGGCAATGCCCACACCGTTTGGGTCATCCCGCAGCAACGACGGGTTTAGATGTGCGTCCCTGTGAACCCTGGCGCAGCCCGGCACCTCATAGATGGGCCTGGGGGCTAAGTTCTGCGTAACCGGAGGGGGCAGAACATGGGGCTCAGGTATTGCCCTGATCTGTATCTCCGGGATCTGTATTTTTGGGATCTCCGGCATGAAGGCTGAACGCTTTACTGCAGGTTCGTTGTTTATTGAGCGGGTGCGAATGAGAGAAGGCCCGCCCGTGGTTTACATCTGCAAGTCTGGGCCGACTGCTATGTCGTTCACTGACACCAAAAAATTGCTGGCCTTCATACGTTGGCCGAAATCAACACCCACGGGCCAGCTGATCCGCGAATGGCTAGCGGGATTTACTTCTGAAACGGCACCGCAGGACCAGTCGCCTTCGGAAACTCAGGCAGAGCCCCTTCAATCTGAGTCGGCACCATCTGGGTCAGCGTCTCCGTCAGCTCCAGCTTGATGTCGCTGATGTACTTTTTGACCATTGATGGCCCACGGGTAAAGGCCATGACGATCACAGCTGCGTTGCACACCGCAATCACAAAGGTCACCGCTGTGAGGGTGTTGAGATACTTCTGCATGTGCTCCTAGATAAACAAAAGGCCCCCGCTAGGGAGCCTCCTGCCTTGTGTGAGGGATGGAGTCGGGGAACACCCTTCCGCCTGAGTTATACCTCAAAGGTCAAATTTGCCGCCAACTTTGAGATTGAAGCTGGTGTCGGAGTCGATCGTGGCAAAAGACAATTCGGTGTAGCCAGGGCCAAAGCCGTAGCCAGCTTTGCCGCTGATGCCGACCTCAGTGTCTGTGCCGGTGTCAGGAACCCGGATCATGGGGCCGATCTGGGCATAAGCACCGTTGCCCTCGATGCCCAGGTGCAGGTCTACATCAGCGCCGCCAACGCCGTTGGAGCCCGTTGCGCCGACGTTAGCTTCCGGGTTGAAATACACAGGAGCGGCGGAGACAGACAGGGGGGCCAATGCACTGACCGCAAAAGCGGCGGCACCAGTCACAAAAGATTTGATCATTGTGAGTAGAGTTACTTACCTTGGCCACGATAAGGTTTTTTCCCTTTTTTGGGCCTTGAATTTCGGCCATTACCCTGAGTGGTCCGCTTATTACGTTTAGGAATAAAGTTCTCGCCGTTCAGAGACTTGGCCATCAGATGCCGTCGGTTGAATCCAGGTTTTGGTACTTAAGGGCTAACCCGGTGAAAACTCCATGTTGTGGATGTGAGATCTGATCCCGGCCATCCAAGAAAAACAACTCCTCAAGCCACAAGACTCTGGACTTCTGCGCGGCGGTATCCGAAGCCCCGTAGCTTGCGGAAATCATCGGGTCAGGTCGTTGCATCAGCTAGAGGCCATCAAGCCATGAGCACTCGCAAAGGCTAGGAGCGCCTCAACCTTTGCCTCAAGCTCGACGCAATACTCAAGCAACTCTGCGTTCGTCGGAGACGCCGCATCCGCAATCGTCATCGTGCCGTCTGCTGTTGGCAGCGTGCCGGTGGTTGCCGTCGTCGTGATGTCTGCAACGTGCGTGGACTGAGCCGCAGCCGTAGCGCCAAAGAAACCGATGTTGGCCCCACTGACCTCAAGCTGCGTCGAAAGCGTGCCAGCCTTCTCGACTTTGAACTTCAGTGCGCCGTCTTCTGATTCGTCGGTGGCGTCGACAATGCTGCCCTCGATCGCGCAGTAGTTCAGCTCCTCGGGCGTGCTGTTGTCGTTCTTGCCCCGGAAGAACACGGTGCTCAGAACGTCAGCATCCTGACCGGCGCTCGATGCGCC